AGATATTAAGTCAAGTAATTAAAGAAACAGGGTTAAATACGTTTGTTATTAACCATACTGAATTACCTAGAGAATTATTTGATAGACAAATTCAAATATATAGAGAGAATGGATTCTCTAAGTTTTCAATTGATAAAATAGAATAGAGATATATAATTTCATATGGCTTCGTATAATTTAAAATTTAACTCAGACGATAGTGTAATTCGTCATATTATTATAGGTTTACTAGCAGACTTAAATAATAAAGTATATTTTCAAAGACAACTAGATAATAACACTAGAGTAACTGTAGATATACCTTTTTATTATTCAATTACTGGTGACGATCAATTTTTACGTGATCAATTCTTATTTACAACGGCTAGCGGTCCTGACTGTCATCCAGACAAAGGATTTGCCGATGGTAATTACGATCAAGTACCTAGAGGTGTTGTTAATTTAACTTCAGTTTCAGTTGATTCTAGTAAGCTAGTTAATAAAAGAAATCAAGGTAGTTATACTAAAATGAATGCAGATGGTGCTATGGAAGGCTATACGGCTGAATTTGAAGCCATTCCATTAACTATCGGGTTTGATATTGAGATATTAGTTAGTTCTACATTAGATGCTCTTAAAATCACTGAAATGATTATTAAAAGGTTATATAAATCTAATTATTATAATGTTGAAGTAGGTCATTTAAATGAAGGTACTTATAGATTACCGGCTTATTATGCCATGCCAGATGATTATGATATACAACGACCGCTTGATTTTACATTTGATGACAAAGAAAATTACAAGATCACATTACCAATAGAAGTTAATACACATATTCCAACTTTTGAATGGGATAGTGAAACACATATCGGTAATAGAATGTATGAAATTATAAATAACATTATTCCATCTATTGATAATAATGGAACTAATGGCGATACAATTACTATTGATAATAACGGACCCGCAACTAATCCAGAAGTGGCTCAATCTATTATAAATCCACCGACAAATAATATATTAAATATAGTAGGAACTAACAAATCTTATAATTTTGTAGACGGATCAATATCCTCAAACTTAATAATAAATTCAGATTCAGACAATGTAGAATCAACATTAATCGCAATAAATGATGATGTTACAATTAGCACTATTAATTTCCCGGGAATTGATGATATTACTATCTTAGAAAATGGATCTATAACAATTAAAAAATCAAATGATGTTTGGTATGTGGTTAGTGAAATTAATTCGATAATTTCATACAATAATTAAAGATATATAAATTAATAAAATAAAATAAAAACTTATGAAGACTAATATTTTAGCACCTTTTATTAAAGTAGAAGAATCATTTAACTTTTATGTTAATGGTAGAGCTTTTGAAATGAAAGATAATAATTTAAATTTAATAGAATCATTTGGAACTGAATTGAGAAATTCAATTGCCGCTTTTGAATCTTTTGAATTTGGATCAAATAATATCAAATGGTTCCATGGAGCTAGTAAATTTATATTTGATATTAATGAAAATAAATTTAAACACAATGATTCATTAATTGAAGGTAATACTTTTACAAACCACGTATTGGCTAGTGGAATGGTTAGATATAATGAAAAACAAAAGGCAGAATTATTTGAATCACTTCCAACTTTATTAGAAAACTTTATTGTATTAGATTTTGCAGCAACTTTTGAAGGTAATAATAATATAGTAGATGTATTTAAATTAGATGAAAAGGTATATGTTTCAAGATTCAATACTGAAAACCGTATTGCAAACTTCTTTTTAGCTGAAAATGCAAATGCAGCTGTAGATTATGTTACTGAAAAAACTGGAGAAAATGCTTTATCGTTTTTATCAGAATTAGTAGAAGGTCAGGCTAAAGAATTAGCAACAAAAGAAGCTAAGATTGCTGAATGTAATGAAATGATTGCTTTCTTAAAAGACCAAAGAGGTTTATTAGCCGAAGCAGATAAGTCAATTCCAGAAATTAAAGCAGCTGATGTATTAATTAATGAAGAAATTACAAACTGGGAAGCTAAGATTGTAGAATTATCAACAGTAACTGAAGCTAATGCATGGGATAAACTTAACAAGGCAGCAGAAGATATTTATGGTGAATTTGGTTTTGCAACATTAGATAACGATCAAATGTCAAAACACATTGATATGAAGAAGGCTGATAAATTAGCTGATAAAATGTTTGGTGAAACTGGTTTTGCATCTTTAAGTGAAGAAGATATGGAAAAGTTGATTAACAAAAATTCAAAGATTTTAAAATAGATTTAAAAACTAATTATAATATAATAAAAGGACCCATATGGGTCCTTTTATTTTTAAGTATAGTAAACAATTTAATATAATTGCATATAATATTAAATAAATAAATTATAAATTCAATGCCTAGAAAAAAGAACTATTTAAATAACAAAGACTTCCATGCTGCTATGTCAGAGTCTAAGGAATTAGACGCATTAACACCTACTGCAGAAAAGATGTTAATGTTATTAGCAGAAAAGGCTATTAATAGAATGAGATACGTTAATTCAGACGATAGAGATGACTGCCTTCAATTTGCAATGTTAGATTTATTAAAATACTGGAGAAACTTTAATCCAAAATATCCAAATGCGTTTGCTTATTTTACAGAAATAGCAAAGAGAGGATATGCTAAAGGTTGGAATAAAATACACCCAAAGAAATATGGTGGAACTATTTCAATTGATGGTATTGGCGGTTCTAGTGATGATCAAAGTGGTATATACTCGATATAATGTCAATTAAAAATGTAAAACCTACTTCTAATTCAAACTTCAATCAGGGTTATTTTAAACCAAAGAATCCAGAGAAGTATATTGGTCCTACTCCTATTATTTATAGAAGTTCATGGGAACGTAAGTTTTGTATTTGGTGTGATGAAAACGACAAGGTATTGAAATGGTCTAGTGAACCGGTTGAAATTAAATATTGGTTTAGAAAAGACAATAAAGCACATAGATACTACCCAGATTTTTATTTTAAACAATTAAAACAAGATGGTAGTGCTATTGAGTATTTAGTAGAAATAAAACCAAAGTCTCAAATTACCAAACCTAAACCACCTAAAAAGAATTCACGCAAAGCATTAGAATCATATAAATTTCTTGCAGAGCAGTATGTAAAAAATATGGATAAATATAATGCAGCAAAAGAATATTGCCAAAATAGAAATTGGCAGTTTATTGTTTTAACAGAAGATACTATATTAAATGGGTTACGTTAAGCGAGAAATAAGGAGATTAACCAAAGAAGCTGGTAGTAAATCAAATGCTAGGAGTTTGGCTGAAGACTGGTATAATGAAGCAGTAAGAAGCAGGAGTATTAAAGAAGCTACTAAAGTACGTACTAGATTTCAACCCGGTAAAATTTATGTTTTTAGATATTCTCCAGTCACTGAAAATTTACCATGGTTTGATAGAAACCCAGTAGTATTGGCAATAGAGCAGGTAGATGGTAATGATTTAGGTATTAATTTAAACTTATTACCTGTTAGTGTTAAGGAACAATTGATGGATGATCTATATAATAGAATGGAAGGACAGATCAATAATGCTTCAACAGGAAATAAAAATAATAATGCAACCGCTCAAAATCCATTAAGAATAACATATAATGGTATGAAAACATACTTAAGTAGATTTGGATGTGAGTTTGCAATAAGACAATATAAACCTAATAGAAAGACATCACAATCGGTTGTAAGTTATCAAAGCTGGCCAAAAATTGCATTATGTGATTTTATTGCTTTAAATGGAGCAACAGTTAGAGGTATTAGGTTATTATTTTCAAGAAGATAAAATTATGATATATAAACAAAATCAATACAAAATATAATGGCAGGATTTGTAGATAGAAACGGCCCATTTAGTTATGGTAAAAAAACATTTACATTAAAAGATACTTTAAAAAAGTTATCTTCTTTTGGAATGTATTACGATGATTTAGTCTTAAGACAATCACAATCAATTGGTCCTATGGAGGATGCAATTGGTTATGGTCAAATAAATCAAATGGGAATTGATAATGACGATTTATATGGTGCATTCGCAGCTCTTTCAATGGCTGATACGAATATGCGTAAAAATATACCGTTCTTTGATCAAGAATACCAAGGTAAGCGTGAAGAGCTTAGATCATTTTCAACATATGATGAAATAGAAGATATTTTAGATATTTTATGTGATGAGACAGTTGTATATGATAACAAGAATTTCTTTGCCAATCCTGAAATTATTGGAATGGATGTTTCTGAAGATGTTGATAAATTTATGCATAAATCGTTTAGAGACATTTACCAATACTTTGGATTTAATTCAGATCAATCTGCATGGTATTATTTCAGAAAGTTCTTAATAGATGGTTATTTGGCTTTTGAAATTATTTACAATCCAGAACAAACTGAAATTATAGGATTTAAAGAAATAGATCCAATTACATTAGTTCCAGGATATAACAAAGAAGATGGTAAAAAGGTATGGACTCAATTTAAAGATGATCCAGTAAAAGAAAGAGTATTATATGATTCACAGATCATTTATATTTCTTACTCATCTATTACTACGAAATCACGTGTAAGTTATTTAGAAAGATTAATACGTTCTTTTAACTTAATGAGAATTATGGAACATACCAGAGTAATCTGGGCCGTAACAAACTCATCTTATAGAATGAAATTTATCATCCCAGTTGGTGGTAAATCTAAAACTAGGGCAAAACAATCACTTGCTCAGTTAATGAATAATTATAAAGAAGTTGTAGACTTTGACTTTGATTCTGGTAGTTTAAGTACTAATGGAAAACCAATGTTACAATTTAATAAAGAATACTGGTTACCGAGTAAAGATGGTGAACAACCAGAAATTGAAACATTAGGCGGTGAAGGTCCAGAGTTATCTGACACAGAAGCTCTTAAATATTTCAGTGATAAACTTAAAATGGTTTCTAAAATACCATTTAATAGATTTATGTATGAAGATGGCGGTGGAGACTTTAATTTAGCTGCCGATGGTATGATTAGAGATGAAATTAAATTCTCTAAATTTATCAAACGTTTAAGAAGTACTTTCCAAGAAATTTTAGTTAAGCCATTATATATACAAATGTGTTTAAAATATCCGGAGTTTAAAGACGATCCAAGATTTAAAACACAGATATCATTACAATATATTGAAGAAAATATGTTTGCAGAATTAAAACATATGGAAATCATGGAACGTAGAATTGATTTTATATCTTCATTAAAAGATTCATTAGTAGAAACAGATCCAGTAACTATGGAAGAAGATTTCTATTTTGATATGGAATTCTTAATAGATAGATATTTAAAATTATCACCAGATGATAAAGCAGCTAATAAATCATATAAAGCTAGAAAAGCAGCAAAGGATGCTGAAGAACCTGAGGTTGATCCAATGGACATGGGCGGATTTTAAAAAAGGGATACATATATTATGAAAAGAATAAAATTATTTGAAGAGTTTATTTTAGAAAAAGAAATGAACGAGATCGTAGACTTAGTACATGTCTATGATAAAAGCGGAGAATTGTTCGGTACTGGAGAGTTAGTTAAAACTAAAGGTAAAAAATCATTAATTAGATGGGATGGTTCAAATGAAGAATGGATCGATTCAAATTTAGTTAAGATGGTAGAATCAACAGTCTCTGAAAAGAGAGAAGATGTTGGTAAATACAACACTGTTAAGAAAGTAATTGCTAAATTAGGTAGAAGACCAAGCGAACAAGAACTTGCATCGTTTATTAATGATAACTATTATGATGTTACAGAAGTAGAACGTGGTGATGATGATCCAAGTGCAAATGATAAAATTGCAGACCTAGTAGCATTCTATAAGTTTGATATTGACGATTGGGAAATTGCATGGTTTGATGCTCAGAATGAATCAGTAGTTACTGAAGCAAAGGACAATCTTTATCTACAATTACATAAAAAATACGCTGAACAAATCAAAGGTTTAAAAGCTAAAAAGATTAAGAGATTAACCGATTTAGTAAGTGTACAAAGATGGTCAATGGAAGATAGAGAAGATTATTTCGATATGGATTCTAAGAAAAAGAAAGAACTTTCAGCAGAATACAGTGAAGAAAGAAAACTGTTTAAGAAATATATTGCTGGTGATGAATCAGTGATGTTACCTAAAGGAACGGAAGCACTTGCAGAATCATCAGTTAATGAAGAAGCTATCGAAGTAACACCAGATTCAAAAGTTGTAGTTGATAATTATACATTAGATGATGCCGAAACAGAAATTAAATCAACTGAAATTATAGGAGCAATTGTTAGTTCTAATAGTGAAGATGAATTTTTAGATCATTTTTATAAAGAATATGGTAATAGTGCATTCACAGAAAATGATATTTCTACATTAATTTCATATTATCAAGAATATAGAGAAGAGGTAAATGCTGAAGAAACTGAAGCAGAAGAGGAAGCAGAAGGTGGTGATGAAAAAGATCCATTGGCAGACTTAGGTATTTAAAAATAAAAAAGTAAAAATATCGATTTTTTAGATTGATATATAATAGTATATAATACAAATATAATAAAATAATAATATGAACACAAAGGATTTATTAATCATAGAAAAATCATCCTCTGAATTAAAATTTTCATCGGAAGATGGTAAATATGTATTAGAAGGTGTCTTTGGTGAGTTAGATAAGAAAAACCGCAACAACCGTATTTATACAGCGGAAGAATATCTACCACAAATCGAAGCTTTACAAGCTAAAATTAAAGCTTCTAAATTATTAGGAGAATTAGACCACCCTCAAAATTTTGATGTTTCTTTAAAGAATGTATCTCACATTATAGAAGAAATAAATTACGATGAAGGTAATAAACAAATTAAAGGACGTATCCGTTTATTAGATACAGATGCCGGGCGTCAAGCAAAGGCATTAGTAGATGCTGGAGTACCACTTCAAATTTCAAGTAGAGCTGCCGGTGCGGTAGAATCTAATGGTAAGGTTAAAATTAAACAATTATTTACATACGATTTAGTAGCAGATCCTGGATTTGAAAATGCTGAATTGGTTAGAGTAAATGAATCTTACGGTTTCTCAATGGATGATGACATCCAAATTTTTGAGATAAATAAACAAGAACAAACACAAATTATAACAGAAAATAAACCAGAAGAAAAAATGGCTGAATCAAAATTTATCACGGTTGAAGACTTTAACAAGTATTCTAAGTACTTAGCTGAAGAAATTAAGTCTCTTAAAGAAGGCTTAAATGAAGCTAACACTAAGGAAGATGAGTCTACGACTACTAAACTAGAAAACTATGTTAATTATCTTAGTGAAAAACTAGATCAAGCAATCCAATACTCAGAACATATTGCTGAAAAAACAGATCAATCTATACAATACTCAGAATCTTTAGCTGAAAAATTAGATCAATCTATTCAATATTCAGAGCACCTTGCAGAAGGTATGGAAAAAATTAAAGGTTACACTAACTATTTAGCAGAGTCTTATAATGAAGGAGCAACAACTCATGAAAATCTTTTAGAGTATATTGACTATTTAAAAGGTAACTTAGAAAAAGTAACTGAATATGCTGAATATGTAGCTGAAACTGTAAACACTAATTTAATCGTTGAATCTGATGATGAAGGTGCTGGTAAAGAAGTTGAAGAAATAGAAGATGAGCAAGATAACAAAGATGTTACTGAGCCAACAGTAGATGCTGAAGGTAAAGAATATGAACACGGTGAAGAGAAGTCAGATGATTCTAAAGAATTAGAAGATGATTTAGAAGGTAAAGGAGATGCCGAAGGTGAAGAAATTTCTGAGGCTGGAGAAGTTGAAGAAGGTAATGCTTTCGGAGACGCAGTTAGAAAAGCTAAAGAAGCTGGTGAATCTGAATTTGAATTCGACGGAAAAACTTACAAAGTAGAAGAAGATAGAGCTGAAGAAATCGAAGACACTATAAATGACGAAGGAGAGCCGGAAGCTGCTGAAGAAGATGAAAACTTAGTTGCTGAAGAAGATGATACATTAGATGCTTATAAAAATTCAATCACTGAAAAATTACAAGCATTAATTAATAAAGCTGAAGAAAAGAAAACTACAGAGCCACACTTCTTCCGTTTTGTATCTGAATCTACTCGTAACAATTTTAATGAATTAGAAACTGCTGATAAATCTAAAGTATTAAACGCAGTTGAAGGTAAAGGATTCTTAACTGAAGGTCAAATCTTAGGATTATGGAATGCTGCATTAATTACAGATGCTCCAAATTCAAATGAGCCTAACGTAATTAAAATGATGCCAAACGAATATAAAGAAACATTTTCAAGGTTATCAGAAGCTAAAAAGAATCAAATCTTAGCACAGTCTAAATATCACAAATTAGAAACTCAATATCAAGTAACTAATTTCTGGCAAACAAGAGACTTAAGAGAAACTGCTCAAGTAATGGAAAAAGTTGAATTAGTAAATGAATCAAAAGAGGAAACTAAATCATTACCATACGATTTAACAGGAGTACAAGAGTCTTTAGCTAAAAGATTTAAAAAGTAAAATATAAAAAATAATTTTTAAAAAAACCATTTTTTTAAATTTTTACACAGATAATATAGATATATAATAATATCAAACAATAACAACATATCGATTATCAGTTAAGAAGCAAAAGACTGAAAAGCAATCGAAATAAATAAAAACCATTAAAAAAAATAAAAAACAAAATGGCAAATTTAATTAACGAATCTGAAATCAGATCAACATGGTCGCCGATTATCGAATCTGCAACTGGTGTGAATGAATCAGAAAAATTAGCTTGGATGTCGACTTACTGTCACAACCATAAACTTTATGAAGACGCAAACATTATGTCTTTAGACCCAACAATGAACTTAGCAGGTATGGGTGCTGCAAAATTCCCAACTGCACATGGTGTAGCTGATGGATCAGGAGACAAAGCTCCTTCATTATTACCTTTAGCAATGCAAGTTGCTGCTCAAACTGTAGGTTTAGATTTAGTACCTGTAGTTCCTATGGCTGGACCAATGGGATTATTATCTTACTTAGACTTTACTTATGAAGGTGGTCAAATTGACGGTAATCAAAATGCTCCAACCCCAACTTACATCAAAACTACATCTGCTGTACAAGGTGTTGAGACTGGTGATGCAGCTGATCAATTAGTAGGTACTTCAAGAATTGATGGAAAAAACATCATCAAATTAGTAGAAAATGCTGATGTTAACCCTATTACAGGTGTTTACGCTGATGCTGAATTAGTAAAAGCTTTAGAAGATCACATTAAAGGATTTGTTGCTGCTGATGAAGATGGTAATCCATTCTCAAGACAAGCTGGTGAATCAACTCCAGATAAAGTAATGGGATTATCTTTATTCTCTAAAAGTGTTGCTGCTGAAACTTTCCAAGTTGCTGCTGCTGTAACTAGAGAGCAAGTACAAGATTTAAAACAATTCGGTGTAGATGCTGTTGCTCAAGTTGAGTCAGTATTAACTAACGAATTAACTCAATCTATTAACCAACACATCTTGAAAAACATTAGAACTCAAGGTATTTCTAACGTAACTAAAGCGTTTGGTGGTGCAACTTCATTTGATATTGTATTAAGAGGTGGTGCTGCTTTAACAGGTGGTGAAACAGTTGCTTCTGAGCAAAGAAAAATCTTAACTCAAGTTTTAGCTGCTGCTAACTTAATCGCAAACAGAGGACGTAGAGGTGCTGGTAACTTCGCAGTTGTTGGACCACAGGTTGCTACAGTATTACAATCAGTTTCTGGTTTCGTAGCTAACCCAATGAACAACACATTCACTCAATCTGCAGGAGCAATCTATCCATTAGGATCTGTTGCTGGAATCAATGTTTACACTGATCCAACAATGGCATGGGGTGCTGAAGGTAACGGTTATCAAGTAGCTGTTGGTAGAAAAGGTGACGGAAACGGACCTGGATTAGTATTCATGCCTTACTTAATGGCTGAATCTGTACAAACAATCGCTGAAGGAACTATGGCTCCTAAAGTTGCTGTTAAGTCAAGATTCGCATTAGTTGAAGCTGGATTCCACCCAGAAACTCAGTATGTTACTTTTAACATTGCTAGTGCAACTGGCGATGCTGCATGGACTAACTTAATCAACTTAGCTTAATCTTAGATTATACTAAATATTTTAAAAAGGGGAAATCTTTCGATTTCCCCTTTTTTATTTAATTAATACAGATATATAGAATATAAACAAAACTAAATATGATGAAAACATTTAACAATTGGTATAATTTAATTAATGAACAGATATCTGAACCTACAGTTGCGACTAAAGAACCTACTGTAGCAGCAACCGAACCTGCTATAGCAACTACAGAACCTAAAAGTAATAGAGAAGTTATTATTAATGATGTAGATTCTATTATGACTTCATTAGAAACTCTTTCTAGTGAATTAAAAGAAAGTTTAAAATTAGAAGAATCTGATTTAGTGGTTAATGAAGCTAGTGCAGGAGATATAATTAAACAGTGGTTTATTAGTATGAAAGCTGCTAAGGCACAGCAAAAAGTTAATAAAATTAAAATGAATGCAGCAGATCTTGAATTTGCAGCAGATCAAGCAGATGGCGATAAGGCAAAGGCAATCAAAGCTAAATTACCAAAAGTAAAACTACAAGCAACTGAACTTCAAAAAATGGTTGATGATAAATTCAGTAGCAAAGGAGCTATTGTAGATGCTAGAATTGCTAAAGAAAAAATTAAAGGACAGCTAGAGATCATTAAAAGAACTACTGGTATGGAAGATGATCCAAATAAAAAAGCAGATCTTAAGACTAAAATGAAAGAATTAGTTCAGAAGGCTAAAGAAGAAGAGCAGGCAATTGAAGACTTTGAAGATAAAAACGCAGAACAGATTAAAAAAGAAAAAGAAAGACTAGAACAAGAAGCAAAAGATAAGAAAGGCGGCGGTGAACCAAAGGAACCTAAAGACGGTGAAGAGTCTAAAGACGGTGAAGAGTCTAAAGACGGTGAAGAGTCTAAAGACGGTGAAGAGTCTAAAGACGGTGAAGAGTCTAAAGACGGTGAAGAGTCTAAAGACGGTGAAGAGTCTAAAGACGGTGAAGAGTCTAAAGACGGTGAAGAGTCTAAAGACGGTGAAGAGTCTAAAGACGGTGAAGAGTCTAAAGACGGTGAAGAGTCTAAAGATAAAAACTCTAAAGACGGTAAATTAGCAAGGTTAAATGATTTAATGAAAAAGGCTAAAGAATCTGGTGATGAATCAAAGATTAAAAAAATACAAGATTTAATTGATAAAGTTTCCGCTAAAGAATCTTGGCAAATAGAAGGTACTAATCTAGGAATGATATTAGAATCAGAAATAACTACTTTAGAAATGAGTTTTAAACTAAACGAATCTAAGTATGCAAATTTAAGTATTAAAGATAAATTTTCTAGATTATTATAATTTAGAATTAGAATTCTTTTTTGCTAATCTCATAAAATCCTTTTGCTCTCGCAAGAGGATTTTTTTTACATATTTACGAAAAGTAATAGAAGATTTTAATATCCGGTTATCTACTGCACCTCCTAGCGTATCATGGTACTTGGGATGTACAAAGTTTTTAGCACTAAAGTTATCAATTTTAGCTTCAATTGGTAAATCACTTAAAGCACATTTCCATTCAATAGTCTTATAACTATCCTTTAATTCATCTAATTGTGAAAATTCATTTTTAGACCAATCATAATAATATTTGCTATTCTTATCAGACATATGATATCTACAAATCTCAAAAATGATATGTAAGAATTGATCACTTTGAGCTCGTTCTTTTAATATTGGATGTTCTAATAATAATCTACGTTGTTGTTTTGAGATTGAATTATATTTAACACCATATCGATTTCTTGGATATGGACCTCCAGTCCTTTGGATATTAGGATATTTTTTATTATATGCCATATACTATTTATCATGAAACATTTATGCTATAATTTATATAATTAATATAAAATTTATATATATGATCCAAGCTTTATTTACTGAAAAATACAGACCTAAAAATCTAGAAGATTTAATATTACCTGATATGGTAATGAATAAATTTAAAGATGGTTTAACACAAAATACATTACTAGCCGGAAGTGCAGGAACTGGTAAAACTTCTACTGCAAAGGCTATTGTACAACAGTTTGAATTACCATACTTATATATTAATGCCTCTACGGATACTTCGGTTGATGTGATTAGAACTAGAATTACAGATTTTTGTTCTACTATGTCAATCTTAGATGATCGTGATAAATTTAAAGTAGTTATTTTAGATGAGGTTGATGGTGTATCTGACCAATTCTTTAAAGCATTAAGGGCTACTATGGAACAATTTGCATCTAATAGTAGATTTATTGCTACATGTAACTATATTAATAAGATACCAGATCCTATATTAAGTAGATTTGAAGTAGTTAACTTTGATTTTAATAAAACAGAAGAGGCTGAACTGACAAAAAAGTATATTCGTAGAGTATATGATATTTGTGGTAAAGAAGGTATGGCTATCGAAAAACCAGCATTGGTTGAATTTGTTCGTAGAAACTTTCCAGATTTAAGAAGTACACTTAATAAGTTACAAGGTTATAAATCACAAGGTACTACTAATATTACAGTCGAAGATGTTAAAAAATTCAATTCCGTATATAAAGATATTTTTGAATTAATATTTAATGAGACTAATCCAGTCAAAAACTATCAATATTTAGTAGGTGAATATTCTAATCGAGTAGATGATGTTTTACAAACTTTAGGTGAAGAGTTCATTGAGTATATTCAATCAGAAAAACCAAACGCAGTTAAGTTTATTCCACAGATTGCAATTGTAGTGGCAGAACACCAGGCACAAAGAACTTTAGTGATTGATGCAGCTATTACAATGCTATCGTGCGTATATAAACTTCAAGAAATAGTTCGACAATAATTTTTATTTGTCATTAAAAATAGTTATATTTGTATATAACATAAAACTAATATTATGAAATTAGCAAAACACACTTTATTAATTGATGGTAATTACTTTCTACATAGTAGATTATTTGTATTACCAAGAAAAAAAGGTACTCAATTACTAGGAGACCATAAGAGCCAATCGCAATTAATGCGAAAGTTATCTATTGACTTCGCGTCAGAGCTTCGTAAAATGGCGCCATTTATTGATCAGGTTGTTGTTGCTGTAGATGCTAAATCATGGAGAAAGGATTTATTTCCAGATGCACAATATAAAGGAACTCGTACTCAAGATGATTCAATTAACTGGAAAGGTGTTTTTGATGTATATACCCAATGGCAAGAATTATTAGAAAAACAAGGTGTGGTTATTCATAGGATTAATGGAGCTGAAGCAGATGATGTTATCTTTGGTTGGTCAACTCAATTAAACAATGAAGGTAAAAACTGTATCGTATGGACTGGTGATCGTGATTTAATCCAATTAGTTAACTATAATACTGCCATGGACTCATATACTCTATGGTATTATAATAGTAAACGTAAATTGATTACATTTGATGGATTTACAGATTTATTAAATAATGATAGACAAGAAACATTAACTAATGAAGAGCTATTATTTGATATGTCATCTACAAATGCCATGGGTAATAAATTAGTAGATGATATTAAATCATGGTCCGATAAAAACAATGTACAGTTTGAAAGTGTTAATTGTGATGAATTTATTTTCAGTAAGATCTTACAAGGTGATAAAAGTGATAATATAAAAAGTGTTGTCAACTGGACTAAAACTGCAAAATCAGGTCGTATCATGAATTATTCTATTAGTGAAAAGATTTCATTTAAAGTATTAGATCAATTTACAGCAGAGAATGGTGAATTTAGAATCGATATGTTTTTCAATCAAGATTATTTAGATAAAATAGTTGATATAATTCATAAGGTGGTTGGTAAATCTACCGTTGAAGATATACGTACTAGATTTAACCAAAACCTAGATCTAATGTTATTGCATTATAATACTATTCCAGAAGCAATACAGAATGAAATATACAAGAGCATCGAATCGGATTTAGATGTAAAACCAGATTTTAAGGTATTATCTAAGATGGAAAGTATTTTAGAAGGTACTGAATGGATAGAAAAGAAAGGAGATAGTGCACCATCGGGTTACGATCCATTTGCAGGATTATCACCAACTCCAAAAAATACTAAATTAGATAGTGAAACCACTAGTAAATTATTTTAAGGTAAAAATATGTTAGACGAAACAAAGCTGTTTGATTTTATAAAAATAATGTTCACTAAGCCTGGTGAATATAAAAAGATAAAAAACTACAACAAGAAGAGACACCATTTTATGGTAAATCGCTTCTTTGCTATTAAATTTCCAGCAAATGCTCAATTATTTAATCGTAATGGTATTAATCCAATTGCAGTTATTGATAGTTGGTCTTTGGTAGCTGCCAGATTTAAAAGTGTGCCTTTTTGGATTTATACTAAAACTAAAAAAACTTCTAAAAAATCTAATAAAAAAACAAGCAAATATATACCTAGTGATGAAGTAATTAAAATCTTCATAGACAAAAATGAAATTGGCATTCGAGAATATAAAGAACTTGAGAAATACGCCAAGGATGATTTATACCTGCAACTAGAATCAATTGAAAATTCAATTAAAGTATATTAGCGAGATTTATGAAGATAATAGAATTAAGTTTATTCCCGACATCTATCGATGTCACGTTATATAAATATAACTATATAGACAACAATCTATGGGTTCAAATAAAAAATCTAGTAGATTATATTGAAATTAATGAAAAGTCCATTATAGTATCCAAGGATCAATTAAACGCAATTTTATTACAGAATTATAAAGATGATCTTGATGTAATAAATTCTACAGGATCTAAGTTTTTTCATAATAGAGTAAATACTATATATTTTATATGGATGCTCCTTAAAGAAATGAAAAATCTAGAATATGTTAAAATATCATTAAACACAGATAAATCATATACCAGAATATCTACTAATGATGAGGGTTCTAAAACTATTGATTTTGATTTTAAGATATTAACAATGACTCTTAAACTCTCTGACGTTTTTAAACATGATGAAATAAAGATAATTAATTCAGTATTACATGAATTAAATATACTAAAACCAGATGAACCTTACGTTAATATAAGTGCTTTAAAATTAATAGATGCTGTTGATGATTATTTAGCTATATTAGAAGAAAATAGTGAAGTGCTTTCAGAATCAGCTTCAATTATAGCAGACTTTTTAGAATTATTTACTTATAAAATAGAAAGAGATAATCCACTAACTCTTTTAATAACAGACTATTAAAATATTAGATATATAGATTAAATAAATCTGTATACATTGAAGATATTAAAAGATTTTGGTAAACGAGAGGCATTGATTTACATTATAGTATTTCTATGGGTATCATTAGGTATTATGGCTTTTTGGAAGGGTGCTAGTCTTTCTGACTTAGCAGTATATTTTGGTTCATTAACCACATATGCTGCTACTTATATTTGGACTGAAAGTAAAAGACCAAGTACTAAATCCGGAATTTTAAAAGCAGGTCCATCTTCAAGGAGAGAAATGATGATATATGCCATGGTTTTCATATGGGCAATCGCAGGTATAGTTGCAATTTGGTTTGCGGCTAACTTAGAAGAATTGTCAGTTTACTTCTTTTCATTAACAGGTTTTGTAACATCTTGGTTAGCCGGTGAGGCTTATAAACCAGAAGATCAAATTAATAAAAAATAAATTAAATGGTAACAGGATATACTGCAACTGAATACGGTGATTACTTAATAGCATCTTTACAAGAACCTTACTACAATACAATCAAAGTATTAGACTGGGAAATTGTAGCTGGTGTTCAAAATTCAATGACTATCGGAACTGTTAGTACTACAGCTGGTTCAACCACGCTTTTAGGTACCGGTACAGATTTTACAGTATTTTCAGCTGGCGATGAAATTATTTTAGGAAATACAACTTTTGAAATTGCTAGTATTAGCGCTCAAAATGTATTAGAACTAACAATAGCACCAACTTTTACAACTACTAATTTAGAATATTATTTACCAGTTAACGATAATAATAAATTTGAATATGAGTATAGATGGTCACATACCAACAGTGAATTTTCAGAGTTTAGAGAATTAAATGAAGGTATTGCAATTGGTGATATAAAGTCATTAATGTTTGATCCATCAAAACCATTGTGGATTGATATAAAGGCTGAGGTTGCATCATTATCTGCTGGTCATAGTATTTCAATAATATCAGTTACATTTACCTTAGAAACCGACTCTGGTGTTATAGAAAGCTGCCCACAGTTTTGTGTGGAATGTACGGATCCTTTTGCAATGGATGGTTGTGCAAATATTAAAGTTTCATGTGATACAGATACTTTTAATCCGTATCAATTAACTAAAAGTGCTACCATTTATAAACAATTAGTAGGTATTACTAATAATATTTTTGGACATGAAGTAACTTATTTTAGAACCGAATCAGACGCTAGAACTGAAGATGTTATCTTGATGGAGTATTCACTACATAATGTGGTTGAAAAAGCTACTGTTAAGATTTTAGTTCCTGATAATGAATTTCCAGATGAAGCAAATACTTATGATATTTTTGGTATGGAATTCGCGGAGTTTGAAATCCATATTGTGGCAGAAGAGTTTGAACGCGTTTTCGGATTAAATAAGAAGCCTAGAAACAAAGACTATATGTATATCCCAATCATTAATAAAATGTATGAGATCGAGTCTATGTCATTGGCTGATGAATTTAATCGAGAGCATTCATACTGGAGAGTTAAATTAGTTAAGTATCAAGATCGAACATCAGTTATTAAGGGCGAATTTGAAGATGATACAGATGCTTTAGTAACTGGAGTAGAAGAAATCTTTGGCGAAAAGATTCAAGATGAATACGAAAAAAATACTAAACCCGAACAATTCCAAACAGTTTCTACATTATACCGAGATGGTATTAGACAATTTGCAGATAGGAGTTTATCTATTATCGATTATGATTTAAAAAATAGATGGACTGTTATCAGTAAAAACTATTATGATTTAAAAAATATAACCACTAATAATACTGCAATCTTATATACAGTTCCTTCTAAATTAAGTTTAACTGAAAATTTAGGAATTAGTTTATGGTTTTCACCACAGTTTAACAACACAGATACGACAGAGTATGTCCTATTTGGTGATATCGCAGCTATAGGTGGATTTAAAATTTATATTAGTAATACTAAATTAAAGGTTGTGGCTAGTTCAATAGAACATGAATTTAATCATGGGTTGACTTTTAGTAATAGTAGTTGGTATGGTTTAATTTTAAATATTAGCAATACATTCTTACAATTAAGTGCTTCTATTTATAGATTAGATTCAACAAATAATAGTGGTATGATACCTGGTCAAAGACCTCAAGATGCTTCTAATAATTTAATTCAAGAATATACAAATATTATAGAAATGCCACAGGAGTTAATATGGAATCCAAATGAGAATTATCACTTAAGAGGTAATAATACGTATATGACTAATATTAGAGTGTTTGAGAAAACAATAGAGCTTGAACAACACCATAATATTTTAAATCAATATGTTGTTAGAGACAATCAATTATCTAATTTGATTGATAATGCTATTCCAAGCCTTGGCTATCAGAAATTTTACAATGCAAGATAATGTGATATATAAGTTATAAACTATATTATAATATTATATGTCAGACGAAAAGAATATTAAATCACAGGCTGAAGATATCAGGAAAGAATTAGATGATTTGATTGGCGGAAATAGCCCGATTGAAGAAACTATAAATACAGACCCAGAACTTCCGGCTAAAAGAGAAAAACCACGACTTCCGTCGTATACAGAACTTAAAACATCTTCTAGTAAAAGAGCGCAAAAAACTATTACTTCATTGATGAAGTTTTATTTAGATAGCGATATTATTGAAAAAGATGAATACATTCAGGCTAAAAAGAAAATAGATGAGATGACAATGTCTTCTTTAATCTATCAATTACAAGCAGGAGAAAGAGCATTAACAACTCTATTACAAACTATTGAAGATGGTGATATTGCACCGAGAATGTTTGAAGTATTAGCAACTTTACAAAAATCAATGTTAGATATTATTAAATCACAAACTATGTATTTAATGGCAGCTGAAGAAGGTACTAAACGTATTGCTAGAGATATTGAATTATACCGTAAACGTGAAGATACCAGGGAAATTTCTGAAGCCAGCGGCGGACAACAAACCAGCGATACAACACAACGAGGAACTAAAGACCTTATGCGAATGATTCGTAGTGGTATTGATGATGCTAACGATGAAGAGATTGAAGATATAAACGTAGAAGAATAATATGAGTGATTATGTAGGAGATAACCGATGGATTCCAAAAGGTGAATCTGAAGAAGCAGCAGCTAAATTAATATGGTCTACTAAAAGTGTTAATGAATTATTATTAGCCCTAGATAAAGGATACAGACCTAAAGTACCTCTACCATTTTATGAAGGTAAGCAGTTTCTTCGTAAAGGTAATATCGTTTTTGAATATACCGAAGCCGAAATTACAGAATTAGCTAAATGTGCTAATGATATTGTGTATTTTGCAGAGAAATATGCGGTGGTAATGACAGATGATGGGGTACAACAAGTAAGGTTGAGAGATTATCAAAAGCAAATGCTTCGAGACTTTCAACATAACAGATTTAATATTGTGTTGGCTTCTCGACAAATGGGTAAAACCGTAACTGCAAGTATTTTTAATGCTTGGTATATTACTTTTAATTATGATAAAACAACCTTATTATTAGCCAATAAATCTGAATCAACTAAAGAAATTATTGATAAAGCCAAGGTGGTGGTAGAAAACTTACCGTTTTTTATGAAACCCGGGATTATCAAGTATGATGTTATGAATGTACGTTCAGATAATGGATGTCGTTTAGTAGGTCAATCAACTACCGCAAAATCAGGTATTGGATTTACTATTCACAATTTGTATCTGGATGAGTTTGCGCATATTCACCCAACAATTGTAGATTCTTTTTATGAAAACGTTTATCCAACCCTATCTGCTTCTAAGATTTCTAGGATTAATATTACTTCAACTCCAAATGGTTTTAATAAGTTTTATGAGATTTATTCAGAAGCCGAAAGAGGTAATAATGAATATGTAGCAACCAGAATTGATTGGTGGCAACATCCAGACCGAGACGATGCTTGGTATAAGAGAGAGCTTGGAAACTTAGGTTCAGAAGATGCATTTAACAGACAATACGGAAATGAATTTACAAGTTCTTCTAGTTTATTATTAAGCCCTGGGACCATGAAGCATTTGAGAAGCAATGCTAAAAAGTTTGAATGGTATGATTTTGAAGAATTTGATAATATTCATATTGATACAAAAGGTTATTTAGGATTTGATCCAGACTGGGATGTGGAAGATGCGGGTAATAGTCAAAGATACTATTTATTTTCAGTTGATATTGCAGAAGGAAACGGTGGAGATTACAGTGTGATTAATATGTTTGAAGTAGTGCCAATGGAAGATGATGATATCCGAAATTTTGTAAGTCCAGGTGCCATGTATGATTTCTTTAAATTAAAACAAGTAGGTGTATTTAAAAGTAATGAGCATCCTATTGAAGATTTTGCAAAGATACTATACACATTAGCGATCGACATTTTTAATTCGGAAAATACAAAAATGGTAATTGAATACAATACTTATGGTAGTATCTTATTAAAATACTTAAGTACCGTTTTTCCAGGTAGAAATGACTTTGAAGATGAAATGGTCTTAAGGTTTAAACACCGACATGATGCCAAGACTTTAAAACCAGGAATTAGATTAAAATCTGATAATAAATCAGTCTTTTGTCAAAATTTTAAGAAACTAATAGAGATGAATAAGCTAAAACTATCAGATATAGATACTGTTCAAGAAGCTAGTTTATTTGGAGTATTAAAAAATAATAGTTATGGTGCTCAAATGGGACATGATGATATTATTATGACTGCTATTACCGCTACTGAATTTTTTACCACTACCGATTATGCAGATTATGTGGAAGAGTTATTAGATATAATAGATCCAGAGAAACATACACTAATGGAAGAGATTTTGTATAAAGAAAGTGATGTACAAGGAGATTTACAGTTTGATATTTACGATTTATTGTAAATCTATATAAAGTACAACAATTACACAGATATATAATAAAAGAAAAAAAATAAAGATAAAAATTATGGCACTAAGTCCGCAATTATTACAATTTAAATCTAGTGGTGTTTACAGACTAGAATTTGACAAGTCACAGACTGCAAATATTAATGTTGACACACTAAGATTAATTGTAGGTCACTCAAGAAAGGGACCTTACAATACACCAGTTTTAATCGATAATACTGAAAACTTTAGAAATGTTTTTGGTTCAATTGATAGAAACTTAGAAAGAAAAGGAATGTTTTTCCATAGATCTGCTATTGAAGCATTATCAAGAGGACCAATCCTAGCTTTAAACGTTAGTTCATTTGGTGATAGTGATTTAGGTTACTATGCACAACCAATTACAAATGGTTCTGTTGGTGATTTATCAGCACATTCTAATCAAGAAACATTGTATTCTAATTTCTTCGACATGGATAAGTTTATGACACCGTCTGATGCTAAAGTTTTAGAATTAACTCCTGCAGATAATCAATTAATTAACTTTGCTAATATCAAGCAATCTGGAATTACAGTATTTGTAAGAAAGGCACAAGATGTAGCAGAATTTGATATGACAGCTAGAGAATGGTATGGTGCTGGTGAAGTACCTGCATTCATGAACGAATTTGATTATATTTCAGATTTCATGATTGATGTTTTCGTATTTAAAGGTGAATTTAACCCATCTGATATGGATACAGATCCAGTATATGGGGCATTCTTTACAGGTGAAGGTTTAGACAAAACAAAATTAGATCAATTTGCAAATTTACGTCAAGTAACTTTAGAAGCTAAATACACAGGTTCTATGATTCCAGGATTTAAAGATCTTGAAGGTAGAAACTTATACATTGAATCTATTATTAATGCAGAAGCACGTAGAACTGGATTATTCTGTGCAGTTAACGAAGATGCAGTAATTGATGAAAATGGAACTGGACTAGATTTAGTTGGACATACAACAAATCCAGCAGAAGAACATGAATTACTTTCATATATCACTGGAATAGCTGGTGAATCTAACGCTAGAGAGATTGCTTATGATTTTGCAGGTGATGCCGCAACATATACAGTTAACGGTACATCTTTTGAAATTACAACAACTGAATCATCTATTAGCATCTCTGCTGGAGATTATGTAGAGGCTGCAACTGCAATTGAAGAAGGAGATAGATTAGCAAAAGTATCGAGAATCGGTAAAGTAGTTACTGAGGCTATTGATGAAGTATTAGCAACACAAGAAGATGTAGATAATGGAGTTATAGGTGCCGATGGTAATCCTGTAACAGCAGTAGGTGATGTAATTGTTGCCGGAGTTGCAGCATCATATGTTTTCACAATTTACTGTGACGTAGCACCAGCTGCAACATGGGGTGGATATTACTACAAATCATTTGAAAATGCAACTTTAGTTTATAAACCATTTGTATTAAAGGGTGCAGCTTTAGATCCTAAAGAAATTAGCGACTGTTTAAATACTTTAGTTGGTGGAAATGGAGTTTACAACACATTAATAGATAAAGATGCAATAGACTTTAGATACGTAGTTGATACATTCTCTTCTTATGATTCAACTGGAATTTTAAACAAAGCGCAATTATCTCAATTAGCAATGGACAGACAAAATGCTTCAGCTATTTTGAATGCACCAACAGTTGCAGATTTTAAAGCTTCGACAGATCCATCATTTACAGATCAAAACGGAACTTTCAATACTGCATATATTGCACAAGGAGGTAACTTAGATAAAAACCCAACTAAAATATATGCATTACCATCAATTCAAGATGGAGCAAACTATGCATTCTATTATGGACCTGGTTTAATAGTTAGTGATAACGGTAAAGATATTATCGTTCCACCAGCTGCTTATGTAGCTAACAACTATTTAGATAAGTATACAACTGCCCTTCCATGGTCAATTGTTGCTGGACCACGTAGAGGTGTAGTATCTGGTATAAATGTTAAAGGAGCTGAATATTCTTTTGACAAATCAGATAGAGATGTTTTAGAGCCATTTGGAATTAACCCAATAGTTTTCCAAAGAGGTGTAGGTTTAACCATCACGGGTAACAAAACAGCACAACAATCAATTAAATCAGCACTTTCTTCAGCACACGTTAGAGAAGCATTGATTTATATCCAAGAAGGTATTGCAGATATCTTAAAAGATTACGTTTTTGAATTTAATAATGTTCAAACTCGTTTAGAAATTAAGACGGTTGTAGATTCTTTCATGGAAAGTGTAAAACAAGATGGTGGTGTATTTGAATACAGAAACATTATGGATCAATCAAATAACACAAATGACGTGATTGACCAGAATTTCGGTATCATCGATACATATGTTGAGCCAGTTAAAGGTTTAGAAATTGTAGTTCACAGAACAACAGTCTTAAACACTGGAGAAATTTCAACAGGAAACTTTCTATAATAAATAATTAGATATATAAAAAAAATAAATAACTTAAAATGGCTTTACCACATTATTCACAAGATCAGACAAGCAGACAAGGTAGACAGTTTGAACCAGTACAGGCAAATTTGTTTGAAGTAACAGTACTTCCACCAGCTGGTGTTGCAGATGCACCTTTAATGATTCAACATGTAAACTCAATCGGCGGACTAGATCTTTATAAAGAAGTAGCTGCTGTTGAACAAAAATATAAGTTCTCAACTAGATCTTATGCAGGAATGCCTGATGCAACAACAGTTGACGTGAACATTAACTTTTCACTTAACTTAAATGATGCAAATCAAGCATACTTATATAAATCAATGAGACAATGGTATAATAACCAATACGATCCTCAAACCGGTGAAATGGGTTTAAAAAAGGATTATGTTGGAACAATTGTAATTGTACAGTTCAACCGAGCAGGTGATATCTACAGAACAGTAACTTTAGAAGATTGCTTTATTACTTCAGGATTACCATTTACCAATGAACTTAGCTACGAGACTACAGAGGCTCAACAGTTAGAAGTTACTTGGAGATGTGATACTTGGAGAGAAGTATTAGCTTAAGATAGATTCTTATAAAAATAGGGTTTTTAGGTAAACCCTATTTTTTTATGAAACAAAAATATAATATAATGGTATAATAATAACATGGATAAATTAAATAAGAAACTACAAGTTCTTTTATCTGAAGATGAAGTTACTACAATTAATAGAATTATTTTAAATGAAGCAATCGAAAACGGTGAGAGACCTATTTCGATTTCAGCCTTTATTAGACAAATAATTAGAGAGGAAATTGACCGAAAATCTGATGATTTAAAAGAATGGAAGAAAGATAATTTAAGAAAACTCAAAAAGAAATAATCAATGAGCAACGAAGAAAATCAAAATTTAAATGACGATTATAAAAAAATCGTCGAAAGTGCTGAACAACAAGATACACAAGAGCGTGTGGATCTAGGATCTGTTAACATGGAAAGATATAATACACAAAAAGCACAAGATGCTGATGTGCATTTAGGATATCATGCAATAGATGAAAAAGGACTTCCATCTGGTGGTAAATTCTACCCAGAAGATGCAAAAATTAGTGTTAGAGCAGCAAAGGTTGGAGAGATTAGAAACTTTTCAATTGTAGATGAAACCAACCTAGTTGATATGGAAGAAAAATTAAACTATATCGTAAAGAATTGTGTAAGAATAACATCTGGTAAAAAGAAGTTATCATATAAGGATATTCTTGAAGAAGATAGATTTTATATTCTTTTATCTATTAGAGATTTAACATTTCCAGAACCTGAGAATAAATTAATGACACAGGCAAGAGATAAAGATGGTTTAGAATTTGATGTTGAAATCTCTGCTAAATATTTTCAATTATCATCAATACCTGAAGATATTGAAAAGTATTACTCACACGAGTCTCGATCTTTTTTGATTGAAACAAAATCATTTGGAACTATTGAAATGGCACCACCAACTATCGGTATCATGGAAGTAGTTACAGACTATATTAAAACAAAACAAGTTAACGGAGGTCAATGGGACCAAGCATTCTTACAAATCTTACCATATATCCAACAGGATTGGAGAGGATTTAATGAAAGATCAATTTTCCAAGGTGAAATAGATTTCCAAGGATGGAGTGAAAGAAAATATATGTTGGTTTACCGACTTGCTGAGAAAATGCGAGTAGGTATTAAACCTGAAATGCTGGTACAGCGCGAGGATGAGGAGGTCCTCGTACCTATTAATTTTCGTGACGGACTCAAATCTCTTTTCATTATTTCGGATATCACTGGAGAACTTCTTTAAGACAAAGTTCTATATGATATACCATTTAAAATTACAGCCTTCAGAGATTGAAGCTTTAGATTATTATGAATACTGGTATTATATTAAAGATCTTTCAGATGTCCTTAAGAAACAAAACTCTGAGAATTCTGATCAAACTGATCAAATGGAAGCGATGAAAAAAGGAATGCCTTCATATAAAGCACCTAAAATGCCAAGTATGAAAACACCTAAAATGTCGCTACCAAAAATTTAATATATAGTATATAAAAAATATTAAGTGTAATTTTGAATTTAATATCACCATTTGAAAAACTTTCAATAGAAAATCAGCAAAAAACAGTAGCAGCCGTGCAAATCACGGCTACTTCTGTTTCTCCAGGTGGCCAAATGTTTGGTATATTTACCGACATGCTTTCTACTCTAAAAAGAATAGAAAAAAACACAGAAAAAAACACAGGTACAGCTAAAGGTGGTGGAAGTGGTACTGG